TTGGTAGCTCGTCGGGCTCATAACCCGAAGGTCACAGGTTCGAGTCCTGTCTCCGCTACAAAAAAGACCGTAAGTGCTAATAAATCAAGCGCTTACGGTCTTTTTCAAGTTAATAGCCGGGACACAAACGGGACACAACCAAATTTTGATGACAATTATTTTGAGACTCTGACGCTCAAAAAAAAAATGTCTTTTAATTCTACTTTAACACTCAATAAACTTAGGGCATACACTCCTGCCAAGCTCACCCAAGGTAAAGTTGATTGGTATATTTCATTCAATGCTTTCGACCCATCATCCGGGAAAATGAAAAGAAAGCGAATCAAGATTAATTATATCGACACAAAGCGCAAAAGAAAGGAATATGCAAACGACCTTATTGCGAGGATTAATGCGGAGTTAGTCAATGGTTGGAATCCCTGGGTAAACAATACTTCAGAAAATACTTATGCAACTATTGAGATAGCTGCAGATGCATATCGCAAAAAGCTGGAAAGATTACTTGCAGATGACTTTATTAGAGAGAAAACTCTTAAAGGCAATCTCTCAATGCTCAATGTTCTCATGGAGTACAATAAATCGACAAAAGTTCCAAAGAAATATATCTATCAATTTAACGGGGAGTTTTTGAGTGAGTTCCTGGATTACATTTGGCTTGACAAAGGAAATTCAGGTACCACCAGGGATAACTATATTATCTGGCTTAAAAGCTTTGCCAAGTTTTTACTCAGCAAACAATATATTGAAGTTGACCCGACATCAACATTAATGTCTTTAGGTAAGAAAAAGAGCAAAAAGGAGAGGCTTGTAATCAAACCAGAGCACATGACAAAACTCAAAGATTACTGCGAGGAGAACAATAAACATTATCTGCTGGCATGCTACATTCTGTACTATTGCTTTATCAGGCCAAAAGAGATGTCGCATATTAAGTTGGAGCATATTTCTATTAATAACGGTACAATCTTCATCCCGGATAAAAACTCCAAGAATAGGAAAGATGGTACTGTGACGCTCCCAGACAAAGTAATAAAGCTGATGATTGAGCTGGATATATTCAAGCATCCAAGCAGTTATTATCTTTTTGGCAAGTATTTCAAGCCAAATGAGGAGTGGCACTCTGATAAACAGATTAGAGACTACTGGTCACAAAAGATTAGGCCTAAGTTTAATTTCCCTAAGGAATACAAATTCTACTCTCTCAAAGATACCGGTATCACTGACCTAATTAAGACAGGTAAAGATTTATTGAGTGTTAGGGACCAGGCCAGACACCACTCTTTACTCATGACAGACTTGTACACACCAAAAGACATTGAGGAGGCTAATGAGATATTGAGACATCACAGCACCACTTTCTAGTGGATCTTGATGTACTCAGTACTCACTAAATGCGCATTTGGGTTCTTCAGCGTTACACTTTGCCTAATAGCCTTTATCCCCCAGCGGATAAAAAGGAATTTATGTTTCTCAACATGAATAACCTGAATCAAAGTATCTCGGCTATTGTAGTGAAGTGAAACGCTGTCCTCTTCAATGTTCCCTTTTATGCTGGTCCATGTATCTGACCAGTCAAATTCTTTGACTTTAGTAATCCGCCCCGAGTCAAGGCGTATTTCATTCCTTATAGGAGCTTTAATTGATAATACTGTCTCAGTAGTCGTCCGACCTACGGCAATGGCATCCTTAGGCCTTATTTTCATATTGTGAAGCTCTCTGAGAATCTTAGACCTACTTCTTTTCACCTCGGATAGATTAAGCTCTAACTGTTCTATTGACAGTACAAGCATATTGTTCCTGGTCTTGTACTTTTCAATAGAGTCCCTCAGTAGCACCCTTTGGTTAATCTCTATTCGAGCTTTCTCTTTATTTGCCACTTTGAGTGCCCTGGAGAGTATTCCGATTGCAATTAAAGAAGCAAACAGAAGTCCAATTATGTACTTATTCACTTATCTCAATTTTTGATGTTGGGTCTTCATATTTCAATCTTACACACACATCCTGTAACCAGACACAACTAGTGGCGTATGAATAGTGTAGGTGTGGCCCTGTACTTTTCCCGGTATTCCCAGACCTAGCAAGTAATTCTGCTTTATTGACTGTTGCTCCAACGGGGAATACAACCTCCTGCAGATGGCAGAATCCATATCTGTCATTATTCGCCAGGTCTTTGAGAATAGCGGTCAGGCCACCTTTTTCATGATAGTAAACTGACATCACTTTAGCCAGCACCGGAGAGTAGATTGCTGTACCTTCAGGGCAGGCAATATCAACTCCGTTGTGGATGCTCCCGGGTTTTCTTGTTATAGGGTGTTTCCTTATTCCATAGCCGGAAGTTATTTCACCTACACACACTCTCTTACTTTGTTTCTTCATCATCATTAATTGCTGTTTTTATATCTACATCAAAATGGCGCTCTGCCTTGTTGATTAATATCTTCTGCAGGGGCTTCATCCACTTGCTGTCACTCTCTGATGATGCGTTCTCCAGTATTGAGATTATTTGCAGAGTGCAGAATATCCCTGCAATAAATTTCGTAGCATAGAGCTGCTCCATCGTTATTATTACTTTGTCCATCATGAATACCAGGTACAGTACTCCGGCTATTTCCCCGAATGTTCGAACCATGCGCTTTGCATGATTGCTCTGAAATTTCCCAGTACTTCTGCCGAACTTGATTTTTATCCGCACGGATAGCCTCCATGCGCTGTAGCAGTCAATTATTATAGCCACAAAGCATACAAATACGTATGCCCACAGGGGCTGTAAGAATAGCAATAGCCCACCTGATGCAGCTACTCCGAAGAGATATTTGTTCAATTCATCAATCTTCATCTAATGAACTGTTAAATGGTAAATTTCATCACCTGGGGATAGCCTTGCGTATGGTCATAAGCAAAGAGCTCCTCTTTGGTTTGTAGCGAGAGAACATTTGCTTTATGGCTCATTGTGGTATCAAAGCACTTTTTAGCATACATCTCCAGCTCGAGAAGCAACTCCTCCATTTTAGTGACCGTTATCTCAAATGGAATTGGAGTTGTCCCTGTTGTCCACAATACAAGGGTGTCTATTGACTTTGCTTTGTATGCAGAAAGGGTAAATGCCAGGGATGCTCTGGCTACTCTATTGAGCCATGATGGAGTGTTGTTTATGAAAAATGTGTTCACGACAGGGGAGTGATCATAATTGAATATCTCACTCATTTTTGCTTTTCTTGCAGAATTGAACAGCTCCTGTTCTGATGGAGCTGATACCATTCTGAATACTTCTTCAGGAGTAGAGTGGGGGTACTCTTCTAGAAATGCTTCCTGTTCTTCAGATAGAGGAATATATTTCCCATCATGATAATCTTCGATGCTACTCCCCAGCTGCTCTTGTGGAATTATGTCATTTGTATCAACAAATCTTAATTCAATTTGAATGTATTTCATTTTCCTTTATCGGTTTATTGTTTACCACACTTCACAAATTATTGAGTAATCCACATCGAATCCCTTTTGGAGTACATAGTATCCCGGAGGTGCGAGATAGTCTCCAGTAGATTCCGAATAATACAGCCCTGTCCATTCATCTTGCCATATTGAGGCAATAGGATAATCCCAGCAGTTCCACCATGCATCATCAGGAGAGTAGTCACTGTATCCGTAATAAGGCCACTCCCTGCGTGGCGCTGATGCTGTATATCCGCACTGTCCCTCTGTCTGCACACGGTTATATTCGGAGCCTGCTCTGTATTCCGTACTTGTTCGGCCTGTTCCATCAGGATATTGATAATATCTCGCCTGCTGGTAGTATGTCACTGTCCATGTTCCATCACATGAGTACTGTCCAACAGTTCCATTAGCGTTGCATATGCTACCGGTATTTGACCAGCCTGTCCATCCTCTTACCCATCCGCATGAACCGTCAATTCTTCTGCTTCTGGAGTTGCCATTGTAATAGTTTCCATAAGTAGTGTAACCATCGCTAAAAGTGTATTTTGTCCTTACTTTCTCGTAATCCACATAGTAATAATTGGACCCACATGAGCCGTTCCAGTACAGGCCACTGTTTTCTGTAGATGGTATCGCTACTTCAGACACTTGAAAAGTTGGTCCGTATGATTTCGAACCAAGCGTGCCATCCTGATAGACTTCCTGTGTCCATGGATAGGCATTCTTCACTCGGTCTGTTATTGACAGGTAGGTCCACGATGCATCATAATCCGTTCCCGAGCTTATTCGCTCCAGCCCGGGATAAATCAAGGTTGAACCCTTGTACACCCTTGCAATCTTTGTCGTTCCCTTGTACAAAGAGCGGATTATATTGTTACCAATCTTTAGCATTGTTAAGTGATGAAATAAAGAGTGTTAGCATCTTTAGATATTGAGTTGTAAGTAGCCTGTGAACCCACCCATAGCGGAATCGGAGGCCCTTGCGGTCCCTGTGGCCCTTGTGCTCCTTGTGCACCTGTGGCTCCAGTCGCTCCCTGTGCACCTGTTGCTCCCGGGTCACCTTTTGGCCCTATCTGTCCTTGCAGTCCTGGGTCTCCTTTATCGCCTTTCGGCCCTGTTGCACCCTGCAGGCCTTGTATCCCTTGCGCACCTGTTGCACCAACAGCTCCCGTTGCACCTGTCGCCCCTGTATCTCCTTTTAGGCCTGTTAATCCTTGGGGACCAGTTGCCCCTACTGCTCCGGTTGCTCCTGTAGCTCCAGTGTCACCTTTCAGACCTATTGGTCCCTGGGGCCCTGTTGCACCTATCGGACCTTGTGGCCCTACTTGACCTTGCAGCCCGGGGTCTCCTTTATCTCCTTTTGCTCCTGTTGCACCGGTCGGGCCTTGTGGCCCTGTCTCACCTATCCCCATCAATCCCTGAGGTCCTTGTGGTCCCTCTGGCCCTGTAAATCCTCTCAATCCCTGGTCTCCCTTTGGTCCCTGAGCTCCGGTTGCTCCTGTAGCTCCAGTGTCACCTTTTAGACCTATTGGCCCCTGGGGCCCTGTTGCACCTATCGGCCCTTGTGGCCCTACTTGACCTTGCAGTCCGGGGTCTCCCTTATCTCCTTTAGCTCCTGTTGCACCGGTCGGCCCTTGTGGCCCTGTTTCTCCAATTCCCATTAATCCCTGAGGCCCTTGTGGTCCCTCGGGGCCAGTCATTCCCATCAACCCCTGGTCACCCTTTGGCCCAACAGGCCCAACTTGTCCCTGCAGTCCCGGGTCTCCTTTATCTCCTTTTGCTCCTGTTGCACCAGTCAGACCTTGTGGCCCTGTCTCACCTATCCCCATCAACCCTTGTGGCCCTTGCGGTCCCTCGGGGCCTGTCATTCCCATCAAACCTTGGTCACCCTTTGGCCCTGCTGGCCCTACTTGTCCCTGCAGTCCTGGCTCTCCTCTGTCTCCCTTGTCACCTTTTAATCCGGGTTCCCCCTGCAATCCAGTATCGCCTTTTGGCCCTACTTGCCCCTGCAGTCCTGGGTCTCCTTTTAATCCAGTTAATCCCTGTGGGCCTATCTCTCCAGTGTCCCCTTTCTCACCAGGCAATCCTGCAGCACCTCTTTCTCCTGGGTCACCTTTAGCACCAGCTGGCCCGGCAGGCCCCATTGGTCCCTGTGGACCTGCAGTAACTTCTATTGAGTTAGCTATCCATTGCTTTATTTGTCCCAGACTGACTTTAAACCATTCTTCTTTATATGGAGATTGTATCGGGATTATCCCAATGTCTTCTGAAAAGTCCAGAAGTTCATTGAGCCTAGGAGTCAAAAAAAAAAGACCAGCAGGAGTGGTTATCTCGATGTTCGAGGGGAGCGGATCAGTGGAACGGGATATATTAAGAAGTCCCTTATCATCTGCAATCCGATAGGTAAATGTGTAGGACTTCATATCCTCCAGTGAACTGTCCGTGATTGAGCTCTCACTGAGAGTGATTTTCTTTATTGCTCCGCTGTGTACTTTGTATTTGCGTTTTGACTGAAAGAAGTCCCACAGCCATACTGCTTCGCCCTTGGATTTCCATCCAGTACCTTTTTGATATAGCCTTGAAATTGTCCCATCAAGCTGCTCTGATTCCTCATTGTATTGTCCCTCCTGATGCTCAATTTCCGGGGAGAATATTGACTCACCACTCATGAGAGAGGTATCTATTCCCCCCAGTGAGTTCTCAAACAGGAAATGCTCGTCTGACTGTTCGAGGGCTCTGTATAGATATCTCTGAATGTATGTGAGTCTTTCCCCTATACTGTTCTCTATCCACACATCAAAGTATCCGTACTTTGCTGCACTCTCCAGCTTCATGATTCTGGCAAAGTTCACATTCACCGATACACAAGTATTGGCCGTGATTGTTGCCAATTCTTTGATTGAGGTTGCTCCATCTGTGAGGTAGTACTTCACTTTCATTTTTCCCACAACAGGGGAGAAGTATGTCAGCCACTCGGGCTGGCTCTCGCTCACCATCTTTGTTTGTGGTTGCCATGTAAGGAAGTTCGCTGTTAAGAAGCTTGCCGGGGTTGTTGCAAGGTTCTCAACTCCACATCTAATCACTGAAAAGGTCTTCGTGATTGAATCAATGTGAGCTGTGAACTCTTTGATTATTTCATCTTGTTGAAATATATCTGTAAGAGGTATTTTGAATCGAAGCTCATTCAATACCACATCGCTCACATCAATCACGATTTTCCCATCTGTATCAGGGGAAAATGACTCGTCAATCAGTAGCGTTGCTCCCTGGTAGAGTTTGAACCGAATGTCAGTGAATGATGATATCTCGAATTTCCTCATATTGGAAACCATCGAGAGTACTTCCGGGTATGATAGTAAGTTTGCCATAATCTTGAATCAAAATTATGGCACACTACTACTCTAAGAAAGGACAGTTTTTCACTGTATAAGTACTGCCCTGAAGTATGATATCAGTGTTCTCTCGAAGATTACGGTTTGGTAAGTGTTAAACCTAATCGCCGTTATTGTGATATTGTTCTGTTGTCTGAAGTACTCACCCCCGGAGATAAACTGCTCGTGTGTTGGTGGTGGTATGTACTCGTATGTATTTGGATTTACTGTTGTCCCATCCTGATTTATATACACCCAGGAATATGACTCCCACTCTTGGGTATCAAATTCAGCAAACACCTCCAGCGCATTATTAACATACTCCCACATGTATAATTGAGTCTCAAACGACACCTCTTTATCTTCAATTATTGGAGATAAGGCTTTTATAGCAATATATCGAGAGCTGTTGTGCGTTATTTTCTCACCAATGGAGTAGGAGAGTGACGCTGGAAGTACCTTTTGTCCACGAAGCAACTTCAACTTATCCATACGAAAAGAGAGAAGTAACTTAGTCGGATAGTCCACTTTGCACTCCATCTCTCGTGTTGAGTTCTTCAGTATGTTGTTCCATTGAGAGAAATAAAGCTTGTACAGCTCATAGGGAGTCAGGTCATGTTGTGCCCACTGGTTCCCCAGGTTATTGTATTTCTGGGTTGTCCCCAGGTATGCACGGCTGGTGATGTTTGCATCTGACTCTGCCTCTCCGGCTGCCAGTGCAATAATTATCTTCTGCTCCTGTGTGCTTTCATCGCTGTAAGTTGTATTAACATGCAGTCTTGCTCCAATGTAAGGGCACACTATTTTTGCCATCACAGCTCCCAGTAAGCCCAGATCTATCTCCACCATCGGTGGGATTAGGTCTTGCGCTTTGTACTCTTTCCTCGGCTGTTCTCCACTGTAGTATGAGAAATAGTTTGTCCCCAATCTGTTTATCCTTACTGAGGAGTCTGCCATCTTTCTCAACACCTCAAAATATTCTCCGGTGGCCTTTCTCTTCACTACGGAATGCATCCACGCTTTGTTTCTGAAGTCTGCTTCGTTCAGCTCATTGACATACTTGTATTTCTTGTTAAACTCGAATATCGTCTCCATGGCTGCAGTTGCTCCCTCCAGGGATGTATCTGATGACAGATGCACCTCTTTAGGTTCCTGGTATATGTGTTTTATCTCACCATCTACCATGGATGATATTTCGTGGTCATAGCTCCCTGTCAGCACTGTCTGCAGTGGAACTATCTCTACTCTCTTCGCCTCGGGATATATGTAGGCATGCATCAGGAACCTGCTCTCCAAGAATGTCAATAGCTCGGCTACAGTACAACTTGGTACTAAGTCTGAGTAGCGTATTTTCCCCGGGCATATAGTATCTGCCACATTGTTTATCACTACCATCTTTTTCAGGTGCTCGTCTGTTAAGAATGGATTTACAGATAGTGTATAATCCCATTCAGCGAAGAGCATCTCCAGCATCCTCCCCATGTATAGAAATGGCGTTATTCCATAACCATCAGGTACATTCTGAGTCTCATCCTCCACGGTTATTCTGCGAGCCTTGTAATGCAGTGGCCATGGAACCCCAGCTGCCTTGTAGTCCGGTGCATTGAGCATCTGATATCCGCTCTGTTCGTTGTAGTTTACTGCCACAGGAAATATGGTGAAGTCGTCATTTATTTCTCCTTTCATACATGAGAACAGATGGTTGTACCAGGACTCTACAGGGTTTATGCTCCCTGCAAAATCATCCCTGATTATTTTGATAAACACCTCTTTTAGAGTCACCTCTTTTATGCGTGAGTACAGGTCACTCTCATTGAGCATTATTGCTCCTATTATACCCTCTGTTTTATGTGTTGAGTCTATCACCAGCTGGCCATCTTTCTGGAATACTCCAGATTGAATCTTTGCCGGTATCCGCTGGAGTATTTTATCATTCTTCCCCATCCTGGTAGGCTGTCCCAGCACTGACAGGTTGCGAGCAGAAGCAGGCAGCGTTGCCGGTATGCTTTGTGTTCCCTCTTTCGCCACTACAGGTGAGTGTTGCTCTATGGTAAAGGCAAAGCCGGATGATAAATCCACTTGTCCGTTTGATGTTGTCAGCTTCATAGACTACCTTGTTTTTTGAATTTTCTCTTTATCTCTTGCTGTGCATTTATCTCGTCCAGCATTACGTATGCAGGGAGTGACTTGTTGCGAAGTGCTTTCACCTCCTCAATCAACTGCGACAGCAGCTCTTCGCTTTTTGATGTACTCTTTTGCGGTGATGTGAATCCTCCCCCTCCAAACTGTTTCACAGGACTCATTATTGAGTATCTGTTTGTCCTCTCTCTCTCCAGGTTGGCAAACATCACCGGATTTGCTCTCACCATCGTTGCCGGTGCCACCCATTCGTTTGCATGCACTATCCCTACAGGCTCACTGTCTGACCATCTGCGTGAGGTGAATCCTCCCCCTGAGTATCCTTTCACTGTTCTGCTTTTGGATTGGTTGCTCATTGATGGACCGGCTCCAGCTTTCAGTGCATTCCTTTGTGCCACTATCGTCCCTATCTGTACGGCTGTTGTTGCTCCTATCAGCACTGCAGCTACGGCACCGGCCACCGGTCCCAGCTGTGCCAGTGCCTGTGTCACTGCCAGTGCTCCTGCAGCTATTGCCTGCACTATCTTTATGGCCATGTCTTTGTCGGCATACTCCACCTGTAGCTGGTGCTTCTTCTGCTCATACTTCTGCTCTATCTCAGCCCGTGCATCGGCATTCTCACCATGGAGCATCAGCTCTTGCTCTTTCTGTCTCTCCAGCCTCTCGAACTCGGCATCACGGATTGTATTGTAGAATTCAGCCATTGCACCTACCAGTTTGTTCACAGCTTCGGCTGTCTTCTCAGCTGACTGCAAACGGAGGTCTTTCACCTGCTGTTCATACTCCGCTTGTGTTATTAGCTTCTCACGGAGCATCTCCTGCAGCTTAGCCATTTCATAGGCCCTTTGCTTCTGCCAGCTGCTCTTTTGGTATTTCTCCCGTATCTCTTCGGCTGCACTTTGCAGTTCTTTATAGTGTTTGGAAAACGCCTCTATGTCCCTGTCTGTCTCAGGTTCGTATATCTCCTCTTCCTTGTACTCGGAGAGCTTCTTCATCCACCGCTCTTTTATCTTGAAGAGCTCTTCACTCTTTTTGGTTGCTTCTGCAGCTACCTTTAGGATGGCATCATAGTATTGTCCCTCTACCTCGGTGTTATCTTGATTGTACTTTATGTGAAGAGCATTTCTGAGCTGCAGGAAGTTTATTGTATTTTGAGTTATCCGGGCATCATACTCCTCCTGTGATATTGTGTTTTTCAGCAGGCTCTCTTTCAGGATATTTGCTTTTGTCCTCTCCTGAACAGCCATCCTCTCCAGCTCTCGGCGGAACTCTTTCTCTGCCTGCTCTCTTCTGGCTGCTGCAAGATCTGCAAGCCTCTTTCTCTCCAGCTCTTTCTCAGCATCTGCGTCTGCACCCTTTTTCACTCCCTTACCATCCTGTGAATTGGTATCAACCCCTTTCACGAAGAGTGACGGTACCAGTGCAGACATCGTTGTAGAAGCGGCATGCAGTTCTTGAATCATCTCTTTGTTCTGCTCTTTTATCACCCGTATCCAGTTCAGCCCTATAGCAGGCAGCCCTGACTCTATCCTCTTACGGTGTATCTCGTATTCATCCATCCCTGCCTTTATCATGGATACTATGCTTGCAGCCTGTATCTGTGCTACGCTCTCGGATGCACCACCCATCTGCATTATTGAGTTCACCAGGCGTGCATATGACACACTCTGTTTCCTCAGGCTCTTCTCGGTTATCTCGGATAACAGCTCCTCTTTTAGCTTCACAGCTATGCTCCGCCCTATCTCATCGTTTATATTTTTGCGAGCTGTCTCTATATCTGTGAGAGCTCCTTTCTCATCCACCAGACTCTGTATGTATGGACCATACATCTCCATAAGTTTCCCCAGAGCACTCTTGTACTCATCGGACCCTACGGCTGTCTTCTGTATTATCTCCAGCAGTCCTTCTGCCTCCAGCTTGGCTTTTTGAGTCTGCTCAAAGTAGCTCTTTGTTGCTTTTGTCAGTTGGCTTTGGTATGTGATTATTTTATACATACCAACAGCCAGCGCACCTATTGCCACTACTATTGCCCCTATGGCTGTTGTTGACAGGGTTGTGTTGAATAACCTCCATGCTGCAGCTGCTCTGAGAGTGTTTCCTGTCATTAGAGCCATTGATGCCGACACGGCTATTGATACCAGCCTAGCTGATACCATGAAGGTGTTCCAAGTTGCTACCACTATGCTCCAGCTCTTCCATGCAACTATTCCGGCCAGTACTCCGGCCACCACCATGTAAAGCCAGGATGGTATCAACATCAGAACTTTCAGAAACAGCGTTGAAGCGTTTGTTGTCTTCAGCAGGGCAGGGGACAGTTTCTCTCCCAGTGCTATGACATTATCCATAAAGCCCTTTTTAGCTTTGTCCAGCCTTGCCTGCATCGTGTCATTCTTTATGTTGTACTCCTTGGTGAGTGAAGTCGCCATACGATACTCTATGTTGGAGAGCTTCTGCGCCTCTGTCACCAATCCAATGTTTGATGCCAGTGATGTCAGCACTGATACTGCTCTCGCTCCCTCCAGTCCCATGTCCTCAAATACGGGCACCAGCTGTGCAAACCCTCCTTTCTCTCCCAGTGACTTCAGTACAGTTATTATTGCACTGTTGGTATCTCTCTGCAGTAGTCTGGAAAACTTCTCCAGGCTCATCCCTGCCATATCTGCAAATGTTGCTGTGTCGGAGAACATCGTCATTACGAACTTCTGAAATGCTGTCGCTGCCATCTCCACTTTGTTTCCTGTCTGGTCCAGTGCTGATGCAAACCCCAGGATGTTCTGCACTGATATCCCGGACTGGTAGGCCACACCTGACAGCCTTTGAGTAAAGTCCACCAGATAGCTCTCCGATGCTGTCGATGCTTGTCCCAGGGCGTTAATTGATGAACCTATGGAAAGAAACGCTTTCTCTATCCCCAGGGCTTTTGTCTGCTGAAACACTTCGGATATCTTGCCGATGTTTCGTATGGCACCCTCCCCGAGGTCTTCTCCCAGGGCCACATTTATTTGGTTCGCTGCACGAACAAACTCCAGCACATCTTCTGCTGCACTTATCCCCAGCTTGCCGGCATCACGTGCCAGTAGGTTTAGTGCTTCTCGTGATGTCCGTGTGTCCAGCTTCTTGAACTCTTCATTCAGCAATACAACCTCTTCCCTTGTGAGGTTTGTTGTCTTCATCACATCTGCATATGTATCATCCATCTCAGCTGCTGCCTTTGCAGCACTGCGCAGTGCCATGGATATCCCTGCTACTGCTGCAGCTGCAGCTGTGAGCATGGAGAAGTATCTGTTGAATGAGTCACCGGCTCTTGCCAGCCAGCTGTTGTTCTGTCTTACTCTGCCATTGAGCTCATCCATTCGTGTCTTCACCAGCTCAAGCTGCTTTGACTTATGGATGTACTCTTCTGTAGTAGGGGATAGCCTCTTTATCTCATTTCGCAGAGCTTTGGCCGATTTCTCGAGCTGCACCATCGTTGAGCCGTTCAGGTTCTTCAGCACTACGCTATAGTCAAAGGTCTGTTGCCGTATTGACTTCATGCTTCCCTCTGTCGCTTTGAGAGCTTTGTTTAGCTTCTCCACTTTCGCTGTGTCTCCGGCACGACTCGCCTCCAGTATCGCATCACGATACTGTTTAGCTTTTATCTTCAGACCATCCAGTGCACTCTCTGCAGCTCTTCCGTTTAGTGTTACTGTCGATTCCGCCCTGGCGGTTGTGTTCCTTGCCATATTTAGGTTGTTTTAGCTATCCTGTTTTCAATTATCTGTATCGCCTCGAGAGCTCTCTCGCCATATTTCTGAGCCATTATCTCGGCCAGCTTGTGCACTTCTGCCGTGAACTGCCGGGAGTACCACGGCTTGGCTCTTCTGTTGGAAGCAGGCACCAGAGCGTACGGCACTCCTTTACCCACACCCATGTCTGCAAAAATCCCGTAGTAGAGAAAAGTGAATGTCACTTTAAACGGGTCTCCCTGAGCGTCCAGCATCACCTGTGAGGTAAAGGATCTCAGTAGCTCGGATGTCTCAATTACCTTTAGCTGTGTTATCTTGGTCACCCATCGCTTTATCACTATGTCGGCCCAAGCCTGAACGGTCTCCAGGCTCTCATTCATCGCTCAGCTCTATGTTTTGATTGAATGTTAGAAGGAGCTCATATCCCAGACAGTTTGGTCCTCCCTGGCGTTTGTTGTATGGCATCCGCTTTGTGTCCAGAGCTGCCACCTGTGTTGTCCCTTTCTGCTGCTCGCTGACCAGCATCCCGGCTATCTTCTTCATCAGTGAGAATGCCTGTTTGTACAGGATACTGTTGTTTATAGTCTCTTCTCTTGTCTGCTGCACCATCACCCACAGGGCCAGTGTATAGTTATCCACAGGTCCCTCTTCTATGGTGAAGCTCCCTGATGAGCGGTCTTCAATGACTACGCAGGGAAATTCTACGGAGCGGATGCTCTCCAGTATGGCTGTTATCTCGTCATACCCATCTCCGGTCTTGATTTGGTTCTCTATGGAGTGAAACTCTTCCATTCCTTGCAGGAGAGAAGTGAGGTATTCAGGTGTTATCATGTTTTTGGCTTAGGTATATGTATTGAAGTGAATGCAGTACTGCATGTATATCTGAGTTGAGTATGCTCTCGTTCTCCTGTGGCTTACTGCCGTTAAGTACTGAGAGTATCTCTTGTAGTGTATCTGCAGGAGTACCACCGGGCTCTTCTCCCTGCTGGTCACTGAATACATTCGGGTACCTCTCTTTGAGAAAGTTTTGCACTCCGCTCCACCATATCGTTATTGCCATTATTTCCCGTGGCTCAATCTTCTTGGGCTTTTTGTTGGTGAGTGCTTGTAGCATCATCTCTATCAGGTAGTGCTCTTTTGTCTGCTGATATCTGTGGAAGTATGCATTTGCGAAGTAGTACTGCCGGAATGATATCCCATGGAGCTTTGTCCCCACACTGAGTATTGGGCTCTCGGGCAGGCCAGTCTTCTCCAGCAGATAGCTCAGCTCTTCGCACCCTGTCTGTATTGTCTGTATAGGTATTGTGAAATGTGCTCTCCCTTTAGCAAATAGATATTCATGACTATTTGCCGGTCTGTTGTGTACCACTCGTATTCCGGTTAGTCTGCAGAATACCTCCAGTAGAAACTCCTCTCTTGTTCTCCCTCTGAGGATATGCTCTGCTATAACCAGAAGCTGCTCACGGGTCACCTCTTCCCATGAAACAGGATAATTTAGATTTATCTCCATGTTACAGCATTGAGAATATGGGTGTATCACTATGACTTATATCCAGTGCCTGCGCTTCTGCAGATGTGGCAAAGGTTGGAAAGTGAGATATGTTCTCTCGGATGTATCGCAGGCAGTTAAACAGGTAGTTGTTGCCTGTTGCACCATCACCCATCACAAAGGCAGCCAGTGAGTATTTGATAAGGTTAAGGGCTTGCTTCTCCTGCATGGAGAACACCTCTTTGTCCTTAAACTTTTCAATCAGCTCGTAGCAATATTCCCGGGAGAGGTATGGTGCTATCTGCACCATCAGTGCTGTACTCAGGTTCGGGTACAGCTTGGCGAAGTCCTGGTATGACTTCGGATACCTATCGGAATATACGGGGCTGCTTTGTGCGTACTTTCTGAACTCACTGTATGTACAAATGAACCCTGAGGATATGTTGTCAAACTGCTCACTCTCTCTCCAGTCTATGTATACTGTTGAACTCAGCAGAAATGTTATCAGACTGTCTATCGAGTTATCCAGTCGCTCTTTCACTGACTTTATCAGTGCTTCCACACGTGTCTTTGATGCAGGGGCCATCTTCTCGCTGTTATGCACAGCGAACCCCGACTCTGTTAGTACCAGATCCATCTCGGGGATGGCCTTTATGAATGCACCCAGGGATATTATCCTCTGACACATCGAGAGTAGGTTCTGGTCTTCCTCCAGCTTCTTCTCCAGTTTGGCAAACAGCTCATGTCCCAGCACTGATTCCACCAGCTCTCCCTGGGCTATGAGCAGCATATCATCAAAGTATATGTTCTCTCCCTTTAGGGTTATGGCAGGGAGATACTTCTTCATTACGGCAAATGACTCTACCAGCATATCTATATCTGTTTTGTTGTTGATTCCTCTTTGCCAGACTTGGCTTTGTCGAGGGTTGTGAATATATACTCAGGCACAATGATGGATATATCAGACTCCCATTTGTTGTACATCTTTATCAGCTTCAGCGGTCTCACCACACGGTCCACCAGTGGCTTCATCAGCGCCTGCTTCATAAGATACAACTCTCGCTTATCGGTACCTGACATTGATCCCGAGCTCTTCCCCGGTACTGCTCCAATCAATGAGGGATGCACTCCGGTTGCGTAGCACATTATGCTTGTCACTGTCTCCAGGTCAGGTATGTATTCTCCACCTGAAAGGTCGTTCTTAATGGGCTCTATCTCTATCCATTTGTTCTCTATGGCTCCACTGCCTGATGGCACAAACTTCTTTATTGCCATTATGGCCTTTGATGCATTATCTGCCCCTGAAAGGAACTCGTTGAACGCTGCCTTTTCCTTGTCCACACGCTCCTTTACAGCCTTGCGGTCGTGCAGGTCTATTCCCTCTTTTTGAAATATATCGTGGAAGTACTCATCGGAGATGTATATTATGAACTTCACCCCCAGGTTATTCTTCATAATAGCTTTCTTCAGTGCCGGTATGGCCACAGAGTGATCATACCAGCCTGACTCGAACAGGGAGTACCATTCAGGTCGTGAGTAGTACGGCCTGCTGGGTGAAGGCATGTACACAGGATAAATCATTCGGCTCTTTTTGAGAGTCACTTTAGCTGTCACATCGGCTATCGCATTGAACTCATCAATTACTCGAGAAGCAATGATATCCCCTTTCCCCGGTGAGTCATGCCACTTTGCAGAGTAGTAGTGCGTATTAATAGCTCCATTCTTATCCATCACTGACCAGCGAGAGAACGCTGCTTCTTTGGAGCGCAGGGAGTAGATTTCATTTTTGCCCTCTGATGGTATCATCTCTGCAAAGGCATTATGAAAGGTCACCATATCTGTCAGCTGCTCCAGTAGGAACATTGGTATATCGTTTCTCTCAAAGAAGTCATACTCTTTTCCACTCTCAACCTCTATGTAGTCCATCACTTTACCATTCTTGTCACGCTCGACACGCACCAGCTTAGGCCCCAGCCCGTAGCACACATCCCTGTTGAAACGAAGATTAGCTCCCAGCACATCTGAAACGGTTATCATATCGAGTATCTCCTGAGGCAGGTTATTACTGGCCCCCCAGGGTGCAATCTCCATCTTGTCGATAGTTATCGGGTCCAGCTTCTCATCTTGGAATAGGTTTACGCTTGGACTTGAACTGAGTATTGCCTTGGCTTCCGGCAATAGAGTTATACCACTGATAATTTCAATCATAGTATAACCTCCTGGCCATTAAATTCAGTAATCGTGTAACGATTCACCTTTCGAACCTCCCCACTCTCCAGAATGAGGATATTCAGCGTATCACCACTGGAATGAAAACTTGTGCACTTGCACTTTCGGACATAGATTTTCTCACCAGCCCCGGATACCCATCCAAGGGAGAAAACGGAGTGAACTTCAACAAGCTCGTGTATTTTGCTAGAGTGTATCATAAGACGAAATTACGATGACAGCTCCCCCTGGAAAAGGACAGATTTTGCAACAAAAAAGCCCTCAAATGAGGGCTTCTTAGTTTTAAAGAAAAATTTATTTTGAAAATGATATTATTTTAAACAAATAATCTATAAGAGCATCTTAAATAACAATTTAGAAACAAACTCCAAATGAATTAAAATCATAAACTCTCTATTGAGATTCATTCTTTTTTTCTTTATCTAAAAAATGACCTATTAACGCACCTACTGCAGAAAATACTATTATGCTTATAAGAATGTTTAAATTAAAATTACCGGACTCGCTACCTTGACTTAATTCAGATAAATGTTCCAAATATTCACTAATTCCCATCGACTGAATAGCTCCATTTTGAAAATAAATACTTAAGAAAATTCCAGCAATACCTCCAATTACCCCAAAAGCAACTTTTTTGCTTATGTAAAAATATTTTGAACTATCATTTTTACTAAAATTTGGGTTGTTGATTCTCTTTTTCTTATTAAAAAGACTAATTCCATAAGCTATTAAAGCAATTAGGACTATTAATATAATAAATGACCAGTAACCTCCAGAAGAAGGTTGGTAAGCTTGTAATAAAGTTAAAAAGTAGTTCATGTTTTAAATATTTAAAAGTTAAAGAAAGATATTATGTTGTAAATAGTCTTCTCTAGAATGAACTTAATTCGTGAAACAAATAATGCTGACTGAATAATAATTACAAAAAATCTATTTCATCAATTAGGGCTTAGATTTATAAAAATCTAATGTTTATTTTCCCCGTAATTTTATGGGTAATAAATATATAAAATATTTTTAAGCGAAAATAATTATTTTATTCATTTTAAATCTTGATGTATTTTTATGACCTCTATAGAAAGGAAAAAGCCCTCAAACGAGGGCTTTTTTCTTCAAGTAATGATGCCTTATATTACGCCTTCATCTGCAAAACTGTAGTATTTTTCCCCGGCTATGATAATATGGTCCAGTAGGGAGATATCAAACAATGCTGCTGCGTCTTTCAGTATTCTTGTTTGAGTCCTGTCACTCTCACCGGGGTGTGCGTTTCCTGATGGGTGGTTATGAACTAAAATCATTCCGCTGCAAAGTAGCTCGATAGCTCTTTTAAGAACAATTTTCACATCAACGACAGTTGCTGAGACTCCTCCAATTGAGAGCCGTTCTTTTGCTATCAGCTTGTTTGCACGGTTTAGGTATAACACCCAGCACTCCTCGTGAGATAGGTGCTTAAGCTCTGGAGCTATTATCTTAGCCGCTGAATTTGATGATGAGATGCTAAGCTGCTCTTTAGGTACGCTTGTTATGTATCTGTGAGCTATTTCCGAGAGTGCAGTAATCTTAAGTGCTGCAGCTGGTGTCATTCCTTTTCGCTGAAGTGATTCCCTGGTGCTGTGAAATAGGTCTCGATAATCGCAATTCGCCAGTTTGATACCCAGCAGGTGCAGTAGGTCTGAATCGTTAAGGTGATTTGCTCCTTTGTTGATGTACAGTTCTTGAATCTCTTTTAATGCTTTCATAATAGTTTGTTTAAAGTGAATTTCTGGCAGAAAGGAGAGCGAACCGACATGCAAGGATTTACCTGAAAATACAACCCAAAAGGAGTGGAGATTTTAAGTAAACACAGCCTGTTCTTGCTAAGTCGAACAGTGAGTGAATTATCTTCGCCATCAATTCACCAAACTATATGAATGCAGGATTCATGTACTACAAACAAAGCACCCGGACCAGTGCACAGAATCAAACCAGATTATCAGATCTATGAAAACAGCAGGGCAGGAGAGTGGCCTGGCCAGCATAGCAAGTCCAAATAAATGAGCATAAAAAAACCCTGTCTCCAGGGCTCTTTTGTTTGATTTACCAGTAAGATTTCATCTCTCCATCATCTTCCATGCATGATAGGCCTTTCATCTTAGCGAATCTCATTGCTTCAAAAACTGATGTACTTCTCTCTCCAAGGATGTTTCCTTTTGGTGTCATTGTATAGATAACTGCGTCTCTTTTAGTAAGGTCGATTTTGTAAATTGTTGTTTCCATGATGCTTATTGTTAATGATTTATACAGGCATCAAAGGGTAGTGAATAATGAAACCAGTTTTTTATAAGAATACTACCTGAACAGGATGGAGATTGTTAATAAAACTATGCATGAACTTGATGCAATGTAATGAACGTAAATACCTTTGCCTTTATAAACAGTAACAACAAATAAGCAATCAGGACACAACTCAAAATCACTACAAATCGCAGTTGCAACAATAACCCAAACCATCCCGGAGAGAATCAATGAATGAAGCATTGCTAAGTAACTATCAACAGGAAGATGATGATGTATCAAAGTAAATCAATACCCCCAACAGGGTAAACAGCGAATAGAGCTAAACCACCCGATACCTTACAATTGCACACAAAAAAAGCCAGTCATTGACCGGCTCTCTTTATGAGATATGAGCTCTTATTGTTTCTTACGTTTCTTGGGAGCTGGTTTCTCTTCTTGAAGTGTTGCTACGGGCTCCGCTGGTGCCTGAGCTTTGTCAGCTGTTATCTGAATCTCAGAAGCTACTATTTCATAGGTGAGTCTCTCAACACCTGCAGATGTGGTGTATTGAATCGGTTTGATTCTGCCGATAACTACCAGGTGGGAGCCTTTAGATATCCTGGTGAAGTCCGGGAGGTATTTGCTTTGCCATGCGCAGACACTGTGCCATACTGTTTCTTGAACAAACTCTCCAGCTTTGTTTCTGTAGCTGTCGTCTGTAGCTATTGATAATCTCATTACGGTTTGTCCGTTTTCCAGTGAGTTGATTCTTGGGTCGAATCCAACATTTCCCTCTAGGCGTACATAGTTCTTTTTCATAACATTGTTTTTTAGATAAATAATTAAATGTTTTAACAATGCCACAAAAGGTAAATGACAGCCGTAACAAGGTTTTTGAAAGAATACTACCTGCAAGTGTGGAGATTGTTACCAAAACACCAGCCCGACCTTGTATAAGGCCCATGGCATTTGATAACCTTTGCATAGGTAAAACGCATAATTATTTAAAAATCACCAGCCAAAGGAAAAGACTGGCTTAGAGGAAACCTCAACCAAAATACACTTGCGCACACACAACAAACCAATGATCTTATCAAAGTCGAGCAGAGTAAACAAAGGTGTTGTCACTATGGCTCAGTAAATGGCAAACAAAAAGACCCCCCCCCAGGAAACGGAGGCCCTTTAGTTATGTGCCAATTTTGTAGCACTCTAATATTAAGTTTGAACTATATTTTTAATACGTGGAAATATGTTTGAATAGACACAAAAAACTTCTATAATTGGC